ATAGAGGATCGTCGGGGGCTCAAGGTAAAGGGCCGCTTAGCTATGGGAACCCAGCGGGGCCGCGAAGTTTATGAATTGATGAAAATGGGCGCGATTGATGGCTTGTCTATCGGCTACCGCGTCGACGCAAAGGGCTACGATTATGACGATAAGGGCAAGCGCCGTTATTTGAAATCAGTAGACCTTATGGAGATTTCTGCCGTAACCTTTCCTATGAACCCCAAAGCTAGGGTTTCAGCGGTAAAGAGCGACAGAACAGTCCGTGAATGGGAAGAAGTCCTGCGGGATGCAGCGGAGCTTTCCAGAAGCGAGGCGAAAGTTGCAGCTTCGGCTGTGGCAAAGGCACTGGAACAGCGGGATGCTGGCGCTCAGGAAATGCCTTCTGAACTGGTAAGCGAGTTAGATCGCCTAACCAATATCCTTAAATCCTAAACAGAAAGGTTGATTGTCATGGATGATAATCTCAAAACTTATCTGGAAGGACTGAACGGTGCTTTTGAAGAATTTAAAGCAACAAACGATCAGCGCCTTGCAGAAATCGAAAAGAAAGGCGATGCCGATCCGTTGGTTGAAGCCAAATTGTCAAAGATCGAAGCCGATCTGGACCGCTTTGAAACTGTAAACCAAAAATTGGTTCAGCAGGAAAAAGCTTCCGAAGGTTTCGCTGAGAAACTTGACGGTATTGAAACACTCTTGAAGCGTCCAAATTCTGGCGTTGAAACCAAGAGCGTTGATATTGCTGTTAAGGCTTGGGACACTTTCATGCGTAAAGGCAACGAAGGCTTAGACGCTGACGAAGTTAAAGCGTTGACTGTTGGAACAGCCGCCACAGCGGGTAACTTGGCTCCAGAGGAATATGTTGCTGAGTTAATCAAGATCGTAACTGAAATCTCACCAGTTCGTTCTGTTGCTCGCGTTCGCGCCACAACCTCCAAAGAAATTGAAATCCCAACAAAGGATGCAAATTTCGCGGCGGCTTGGACTGCGGAAACTGGCACACGCTCAGAAACCACTGGTTATTCAACAACCTTGAATACTATTGCCACTCATGAGCTTTACGCTCTGGTCGATATTTCTTCAATGTTGCTGGAAGATAGTGCTTTCAACATGGAAGCAGAAATGAACCAAGAGTTCGCCGAGCAGTTTGCTAAAGGCGAAGGCGCGGCTTTCATTGCTGGTAATGGCACAAACAAGCCAACAGGCATCACAAACGGGAACACCGTTGCGCACACCGCTACAGGTGCAGCATCGGCGGCAATCTCTACAGATAACCTGATGGACTTGGTTCACGGATTGAAATCAGAGTATGCGGCCAATGCTACAATGATGTTCAATCGTGCAACCTTGGGCATTATCCGTAAGTTGAAAGACACAGCGGGCCAGTACATTTTCCAAACTGGTTTCTCTGGTCAGTCTGGCGCTCCAAACACAATCATCGGTATCCCATATGTGGAAGCCCCTGATGTAGCAGATGCGGCTTCTGGCGCGAAATCTGTTCTAATCGGTGACTTCCGTCGTGGATATATGATCGTTGATCGTGTTGCGCTTTCAGTATTGCGTGACCCATACAGCCAAGCGGCAACGGGCCTTGTCCGTTATATCGCTCGCCGCCGTGTCGGTGGTAAAGTGGTTCTTGCCGAAGCTATGCGCGTTCTGAAACACGCAACTTCATAAAGAGCAAACGAGGGGAGCGCCTCCACCCGCTCCCCTCACCCCTCAAGGAGTGGGTCTATGAAGCAAGTACAAATGATTTACAGCGTAGCTGGTGAAAGCAACGCATCAGGAACAGAAGCCCGAAAATATTTTGTTGGTGAGATTATACCCACAGATACGGCTTGGCAAAAGAAGCTGGCTAAGTCTATGATTGAACGCGGCGCAGCCATTGAGGTGCAGGGCAACGCGGGGCCAGAAGAAACAAAAGCCAAGCGCAAGAAAGCCCCTGCAAAAAAATAAGGGGGCATCATGCCAAGAGATATTAATTCGACAATCAAGACAGCTTTGCTTCAACCAGAGGTAAAGCTTTTCTATGCGATTGAGTTGAACTTCTACAATCCAAGCACAAGCGCCGCCGCGCCCCTTAGATTTTGGACGGGGGTAGGAACAACAACCCTCAACAGTCAAACCTATTATGGCACTGGCGAGTTATTGCAAATATCTGGCCTTGAGGAAGTAGCTGATTTAAAGGCCACAGGCATCAGTTTGACTTTATCGGGCATCCCTACCTCAATAGTAACTGCGGCGCTTGCTCACGAATATCACGGGCGCTCAGCATACGTTTACTTTGGGGTGCAGGGAAATGCTAACTTAACCAATATGTTTGAGGGTTATATGGATCAGATTTCGATCCAAGATGGCCCAGAAACATCCACGATCCAAGCCAAGCTTGAAAGTAAGCTTATTGATTTGCAGCGAACAAGGCCATTTAGATACACTCAAGAAAGTCATTCAAACCTTTATTCTGGTGATACGTTTTTTTCTTTTGTTGAAGATTTGCAGGACAAGAAAATAGATTGGGGCAAAGGTGTTTGATGAGATACCAACAGGAATTTTTATCTTCTGTTTATATTGAGATCCAAGCTCTCATTCAGTTGCACTGGGAGCAAATTGCGCTCAATCAAGACGAAATCAAACTCAATCCTGATTGGGATCAATACGAAGCGGCAGAAGCGCAGGGCATTTTAAAGGTTTTTACCGCCCGTGATGAAGGCGTTCTGGTTGGGTATTTTGTGGTTCTTGCACAAAGATCAATGCACTACAAAGACCATATTTTTGCTTATAATGATGTTTTGTTTTTGCACCCAGAGTATCGAAAGGGTTTAGCGGGGATGAAGCTTTTGAAGGTGGCTGAGAAATTCCTTAAAGAAGATGGCGTTTCTGTTTTGATTGTGAATACCAAGATCCACAAACCATTTGATGCGCTACTTGATAGAATGGGTTATACTCATATCGAAAACAATTTTTCTAAAAGGTTGAACTGATGGCGGTAGTAGGTGCGATTGTTCTTAGTGCAGCGGGTGTTACAGCAAGCGCTGCGGTCACTTACGCCGTAGGGGTTGCCGTTGTTGCAACTGTTAGCGCCGTTGCCCTAAACGCGGTTCTTGATGATAAACTAAAAGGTTTAGATCAAGGCGGGGCTTCTAGGGGGCTAACAAACCAGATTGATCCAATAGGGGATTTTGACCTTGTTTATGGAGAAACCAGAAAAGGCGGCTTAATCACATATGCAGAAGTAAGTTCTGACAATAAATATTTGCACAGATTTTTAATTTTAGCTGGGCATGAAGTCGATAGTATCGGTGATATTTATATCCAAGATGAAATCGTAAGTTTTGCCTCTGGTTCAGAGGGTTATGTGACCACTGGCGCGGGTGGAACTAACTGGAACCAAAAAATTTATATTAAGAAATTTACAGGTTCCCCAACCCAGAATGTTTACAGCGATCTCCAAAGCCTTACCCACAAGCCAACAGATATAAACACTACGTTCAAAGGTCAGGGTATTGCTTGCCTTTATATCAGGATGGAATATGACGCCGACACTTTCTCGGGCGGCACTCCCTTGATCACTGCAAAGGTTCGCGGCAAAAAGGTATATGACCCCAGAAAAGACAGCACCAGTAGCGCTTACGATAATTCGTTAGGGGTTAGCAGCCACAGAACCAATGACCCCACCACATGGCAATATTCTGACGAGCCAGCGTTAGCGATTAGAGATTACCTCACTTCTGATTTTGGGGTTGGTGCAGAGCAAACATCTATTGACGATGATATGATCGCAACAGCGGTCGCAGCTTGCGCCTCAACGGGTACATCGGGTGTTGAAGAAAACTCTTTCAAGATAAATGGAACCGTCACAACTGGGGGAACCCCGCAACAGAATTTAAATGCGTTTATGACCACGCTGAACGGAACCTTGTTTTACGGCCAAGGTAAGTGGAGGCTTTTGGCTGGCGCGTACACTTCACCAGACGCATCTGTAAGCGGGGCAAACGCTTTTGGGTATGACGATATTATCAGTGACATCGGCGTTTCTACGCGCTTCTCACGGCGTGATACGGTAAACACAGTTAAGGGAACATTTATAGATGGATCGGCTAGTGGACGATATATTGCTACAGATTACCCACAACAGCAAATCCCAAGTCTTTCAGAAGATAATGGTCAAGAAAGTGTGCTTGATCTTACGCTACCATTAACAACTAACAGCGCAACGGCGCAGCGTCTTGCGAAACAGGTTCTTTTTGTTGGCCGCGAGCAAATATCTGTTACAGCGACATTTACACTTGAGAAAGCTTTTTCTGTTCAAGTGGGGGATACAATAGAATTAAGGTTAAAAAGATATGGCTGGATAGAAGATCCTGAAGAAACAGACCCAACCCAACAGCAAGGAAAGCAGTTCAAGGTAATGGGTTGGAAGATGAGCGGCCTTGATGGCTCTAATCCTTCTGTGAGTTTGAACCTACAAGAAACATCCTCAACTGTTTATCAGTGGTCAATAAGCTCGGATGAGTATCAAGCGATCACTCACAATAACACAAGCCTTGGTGATAATACGGCTGGGTTGGCAATAACGGGTTTGGCCGCAACAACCGCATCGTCTTTGCAGACGGATGGGACCACAATGTCGCGGGTTATCCTTTCGTGGAACGCAGTTTCAAACGCTCAGATAAGGCACTACGAGGTTCAATGGAAGCCAAGTAGTCTTTCAAATTATTCTTCTACTATTGCTCCAAATAACGCTATAGAGATCGAACCCCTCACGGCTGGCACAACCTACAATTTCCGCGTTAGAGCTATCACGGTCAACGAGAACGCGGGGGCATACGCAACAATCAATGCAACGGCGGTAACGGATACAACCGCTCCCCCTCAACCCCAAGCCCCAACAGTTACGGCGGGTGTAAAGCAGTTAGAGATTTCATGGGCTAATTATTTTGATCCATTAAACGCAGGAGATCCAGAACGGCCCGCCGATTTTGCTTTCATGGAAGTTTTTGAAGAAATAAGTGGTTCTGTATATCAACGTGGAACGTCAGCGGGGACAAGCTTTGTGCATGGGGGATTAACCCAAAATACAACGCACACCTATAAGATAAGGGCAGTTGATTATTCTGGAAACACAAGTGCGGTAAGCCTAACCGCAAACGGAACCGTTGCGGCTGATGTGCAGGGGCCAACGGGGCCAACGGGTCAAAGTGGTCTTGTGGTTTCCTTGAACGGCGCTGAAATACCAATGAATAACGAGGTTGGAGGCAGTGAGGCGGGGGTCGATCCAAGGCCAAATAATTCAACCACTCAGGCAAAGCTTGATGAGGCGTTCTTAGAGATTAATCCATTGCTTGCCCAAATGTCGGATCTTCCTCAAGATGCTGTCGTTTGGGGAAGATTTGTTTTAGCAAAAACACAAACATTTACAACAACGGCGGGGCAAACAACTTTTACTATTACGGGCGGTCATACGCCAGACCAGTCAACAACAGTTATTTTTGACGGGGAACTTTTAAAAAGGGGAGACTTTAAGTCTACAACTCCCGCCTCTGGTAGTTCAAACAATAGCGTTTCAGTAGAATTACTGCCTCAATTTCTTGATAGGAAAAATCTTGCATCTATTCCCGCGAGCAAAACGGTTGAAGTCAGATTTATTCAAGCTTCTTCAAGGAAATGGGATTATGCGTCACAAGATTGGACGGATAATGCGGCTGAATTTGATAGCCCTGTTTTCTTCTCACCTACTGTTCTTTCTCAAGAAGTTTTGGCGCAATCGCTTCAAGCCCAAGAGGTTACGGCGGGGCAGCTTATTGTAAATGAAGATGTAGACCTTTTGGATGGTGCGGCTTGGCGCATAGGAAAAGAGGTATATTCAGATGAGAAAAACGGCATTTTTTTTGGAAACCCTGCGGGAGCAGGCGCTTCAAACTTTGATTTTGCGTTTACGGCGTTAAGCAACTCTGGCCTAACAACTGAACACGGGATTGAGTTTACCCCATTACTTACAAAGCTTATTCAGCCGACGATTACAAAGCAAGCAACTGGCACGGTCGCAATCTCCGATATTACAGCTACGACTAGCAGTGTAACTACAATAAAGCATGTGACGGGCAACCCATCTACGGAAGTTCGCCCAAATGCTATCCAAGTAACCTTGAACGGTATTGGCGGCGGCGGGGGCGGTGAAGGCGCTGAAAGTCAAAATGGAACCCGCGCACAAGCGGGGGCTGATACCACTTATCGCCTAACGATTGTTGGTGGGGCAAATGCTGCAAATAGCCCTTATGACTTTACTGCATCAGGAGGCGCGGCGGCGGTAGGTCGAGGCGCGGCGAAAACAGACGGTGACGCGGGTCAAGCAAGCTCAAGAGCGGCGGGCGGCGGTGGTGGTGGCGCGGGTCAAACAGGTGGGTCTGGTTTGCTCGGATCGGGCGGCGGTGGCGGTGGTGGTCGTGACTATAACTGGAATACAAGTTCAAGGCATGGTGGTGCGGGCGGCGGCGCGGCTCAAACCATTAACAACACTTTTGACATTAGCGATGCGACAGAAGTTACTTTAAGCCAGATCGTAGTGGGCGCGGGTGGCGCGGGTGGCGATAGCTCAAGGGGCCACGGTGGATCTGGTGGCAATGGGGTTATCTTTGGAACAATCCAAACAAGCGGTCTTGATCCCGTTGTTCTGCAAACCCAAACAGATTACAGTAATTCATTTACCCTAGATAGCGGGAACGAAAACGGGTCATTTAACCACCCGTCTGGATTGCAAGTAAGGTTTGGTCAATGGCAAAGCAACACTGGCAACAACCAGACGGTTACATATCACACAGCCTTTTCTACAGCTACGATACAAGTAATCCCAAGTTTAATATCGAACACATTGAGCTACAGCACCACAACATTTGTTGTGAACCGCAGCAATGATTATGGGGGAACATTTACTGCAAGATATATTGCGATTGGGTACTGAGGTGGGATGCAAAGCCTGATTGATGTAAATCGCTTTATATGATACGTTCCCAGTATCGCCAAAAAGGAGACTTATGATATGGCTACTTTAAACAACAGGGTCTTTGATAATGGCCTTACGACTTTAGACACGGAAGCAAATAAAGTTCTTGTAACCTCACAGGAAGCGTCAACTTACGCAGAAGCAAATTCTACTTATGCGCTTGGTAACTCAACCAGCCTTTCAATCGGCGCACCAGCGGATCGAAGCGGCGGCGGTCGTAAGGTTGCGGTAGCTTCTATTACAGATGGCTCAGTAACCGCGACAGGCACGGCAACTCATTATGCGCTTGTAGATACCAACAACAGTCGTTTGCTCGCTACGGGCTCCCTTACGGCATCTCAGGCGGTAACATCTGGCAACACATTTACCCTTGCGACTTTCGATATAGGTATACCAGACCCTGCATAAGTAATTTTAATTAGGGGGCTGCTATGGCTTTAGTATTTGCGGATCGCGTCAAGGAAACCACAACCACAACCAGCACAAGTGATTATGCGCTTGGCGGGGCGGTCAACGGGTTCCAAACCTTTGCGGCTATAGGGAATGGAAACACAACCTATTACGTCTGCACGGATGATAGCGATTTTGAAATTGGGATCGGAACCTTCTCAACAACGGGGCCGACACTAGCGCGAACAACTATCATAGCGTCCTCTAACTCTGGAAATTCTGTAAATTGGGGGGCGGGATCAAAGAATATCTTTGTTTCAGAACCCGCCTCTAAAGCTTTTATTGCGGATGCGAGCGGCAACTTTAATATCCCAGACAATAAAAAGATTAATTTAGGTGATGGGTCTGATCTCCAGATTTATCATGATGGGTCTAATAGTTATATTAAGGATGAAGGCACTGGAAGTTTAATACTTACAACTAATGGTACGGCTGTTTACATTCAAAAGGGTAACTCAGAAACATCCGCAGCATTTAATATTGATGGGGCCGTCCAGCTTTACCACAACAACGCAGCCAAATTCGCCACTTCCAGCACAGGGGTTTCAATTACGGGCAATATCGCAGCAAGCGGAACCATTGATGGCCGTGACGTTGCAGCGGATGGTACGAAGCTCGACACCGTGGAAACAAACGCGGATGTAACTGATCAAACAAATGTAGGAGCCGCACTCACGGCCTTCTCTACGGGTACTGACGCATCTTCTACGGATCTTATACCAATCTATGATGTAAGCGCGAGCGCATGGGAAAAGCAAACCGTTGCGAATGTTGCGCTTCAAGGGCCGACAGGATCAACGGGACCGACAGGCCCGCAGGGTTCTAAAGGGCAAAAAGGCGAAGTCGGGGTAACTGGTTCCAGCGGAGCCAAGGGCCAGAAGGGTGAGGTCGGCGCGACAGGATCGACAGGCCCGACAGGCCCGACTGGAGCCAAAGGCCAAAAAGGGGAAATCGGAAACACTGGCCCCACAGGCGGCACTGGGCCTACTGGATCGACAGGAGCCAAGGGACAAAAGGGAGAGGTTGGGAACACAGGCCCATCAGGCTCAAATGGTTCAAATGGCGCTAAGGGGCAAAAGGGCGAGGTAGGGAATACTGGCCCAACTGGGGGCACAGGCCCAACTGGACCAGACGGGCAAAAAGGTCAGAAGGGTGAGGTTGGAGTAATAGGCGCAACTGGCCCGACAGGACCAACAGGCGGCACTGGAAGCACAGGGGCCAAAGGTCAAAAAGGCGAGGTAGGAAATACTGGACCAACAGGAGCCAAAGGACAAAAAGGCCAAGCGGGGCCGACAGGACCGCAGGGTGGTACGGGGCCGACAGGATCTAAAGGCCAGAAAGGGCAAAAGGGGGAGGTCGGAGCGACAGGCTCTACAGGAGCCAAGGGGCAAAAAGGTCAAAAAGGTGAGGTCGGAGATACTGGTGCAACAGGAGGCACAGGACCAACTGGCTCAAAAGGTCAAAAAGGCGAAAAAGGTCAGAAGGGTGAGATCGGGAACACAGGCCCAACGGGCGGCGGCGGTCCAGAAGGATCTAAAGGTCAAAAAGGTCAAAAAGGTGAGATCGGGAACACAGGCCCAACAGGACCAACGGGAAGCACGGGGGCGAAAGGCCAAAAAGGGCAAAAAGGGCAGACTGGTTCTGGCGGCAGTACGGGACCGACAGGCCCAACAGGACCGACAGGGCCAAGTGGAGATCCTTTTGGCGGCGGTACTTTTACTGGAAACATAGAGATAGATAGTTCTGGCGACGAAAAGATAATCTTGTCAGGCTCACTTCTTCCTTACATTCGCTGGCAAGAAAATACTACTGATAAGGCATACATTCAGTGGAATTATAATGGATATTTAGACATTGGTAATCAAGAAACTGGTACATTTAAGTTTTCTTCTGCAAGTGGAAATTCTGCTGATTTAATTTTACTAAGAAATGACACAACAACAAGCAGTGGTGATGATTTAGGCTCTATCAACTTTGGGCATACAGATGGTAGCATTTATTTTCCAGTACAGACTAAATCTCAGTTGCCCGCTCGCATCGTTGCAGAAGCGACTGAAACTGCTGGTGATAGTGATGATGGCGCAAGATTAAGGTTTTTCACAAAACCTACAAACGCAAATAAAGATACCGATAGTATTGAGCGAGTTAATATTGATCAGGATGGAACATCTCGCTTTTTTGGTGATATTGAAATCAACAGTGGTGGGGCAAGCGGCAGTGCGTGTTTGCAAATCAATAACTCTAGCTCAAGCACGTTTAACAAGGCTATTGAAGCTTTAAACTCAAACCTCACTTCTGGTGAAAGTGAACAATTTATGATGGGCCGCGCTCTCAGCACAAAAAATGTTGCTGATTGGCGTTTTCAATATTCATCTAGCGGATCTGATAGTAACTTTATGTCCTTTGGGTTTTGGGGCGTTGATGACATTCTAAAAATTACGGCTGGCAAAATTACAACGGTTGATGGAACCTTTAACAACACCTCTGATGAGCGGCTAAAGGAAAACATTAAGCCAATTGAAAATGCGCTCTCTGATATTTGTCAGCTTGAGGGTGTTTCATTTGATTGGAGAGAAAGCGGCGTTCAAGGCCAAGGCTTCATTGCTCAACAGGTTGAGCCGATAATCCCAGAAGTTGTGAATACTGACGCAGATAGTGGCATAAAATCTATCAACTATATCGGCCTTATTGGTCATCTAGTTGAAGCAATTAAATCTCAGCAAACTCAGATTGATGAGCTAAAGGATCAAGTCAAAAAATAAATGGCTAATAGTAAAAGGACACGAAGATGGCTATTCAAATATCAGGTACAACCGTAATTAATAACTCAAGGGAATTACAAAATATTGCTTCCCTCGATAGCACAACCACATCGACAGTCCAAGCTGCGGCTGGAGCGGGGCCGACAGGCCCGACAGGCCCGACAGGCCCAACAGGACCAACTGGACCAAATGGATCAGCGGGTTCAGCGACAGTAGCGGCAACTTTTGATGGGACCTCCACAACTTCTGGTTTCGAGCAAGATACTGGTGCTGCTGTTTTAATTGATTATGGAACGGGTAAATATGGAGTAGACTTTACAACTAACTTTAGTGACGCTTATTATTTATCATGCGGCGTTATTTCGTATTTTTCCTCAACTTACTGGCAATATTTAAGTGGTAAATACGCTGGGGGTCAGCAAAGTAACAGCAGAACATCGGCGGTTACATATATTGGTGGATATATAGAAAGCGCCTATTACGACACTCCAAGTGTAGGTGTGTTATGTCAGTAGAAAATAAATATTGTATTTTATTTGATGACCCTGACAAGCCAGATGAACCTACTTCTTTTATGGTTTTGGCTGATACATGGTTAAAAATGGCTATGTCGGGCGGTCTGCCCCCAATATCTGTGTTTCTAAAGCTTAATGATGATGAGCGTAAGGCAATAGATGAGGGATGGCACAAGCAATTTAAACATGATCCAGAAACACATCAAGCTCAATGGACAGCACCTAGAATTGGCCCCCTCACAGAAGAAGAAGCAGTTCAATATGTTGCTATGAAATCACTTCCCAGAAAGTGTTGGGCGAAAGCTCATAACAGGCCAATGTTTAAAATTGTATTGAGAAAAGATATTCCTAAAGATAGAACGTTCAGAAATGCATGGGAGATGGCTTTATGAGTGATTTTTTTGTAAGAATAGGGCTTACTGATTACAATGCCTCTGAATACACAATGCCCGCAGAAAAGGCTTTTAGAGATGCTTGGACAGTTGTTGATGATGGCCCAATTACCATAAACTTAGAAAAAGCCAAAGATGTCTGGAGGGACAAAATAAGGCGGGATAGAGCGTCTATTTTAGAGGATCTTGATACCCAGTATATAAGAGCATTAGAAAGAGGCGATGATGTTAGCGAAATTGTAGCTCAAAAACAAGCTCTGCGTGATGCGCCCGCATTGCCCTCAATAGATGCGGTTACTGAACCAGAACAGTTAAAATTAATTCAACCTATTCCAAATTTTATTATAGAATATTAAATATCGCAAAGGTGGATCATGCGACAGAATTGGCAAATGTGGGCTGGCGGGTTATCCGCTCCAGACTTATCAACGATCTTTACGGAGGCTTCTAAGCTTAACACACAAGCGGCAACAACTTTTAACAACGCGGATACAAGTGTAAGATCAAGCGATGTTGCTTGGTTGAGCGGCAATAAGGCCGTTCAAGATATTCTTTGGAGGTATGTTACGGCTGCAAACGAAAACGCCTTCCATTTTCAAGTAGAAAATATTTGCGACATTCAATTTACAGAATATCACGCTACTAAAGGCGGTCATTATGATTGGCACATAGATGTAAATTGGGATGGCAACGAGGCGAGAGATAGAAAGTTAAGCGTTACGGTTCAGCTTTCAGACACAAGCGAATATGAGGGCGGGGGCTTTGAGTTTGCAGAATGCCAAACCCCAGATGCCTCATCTCGCCTCAAGGGAACAGTTCTAGTTTTCCCAAGCTATTTGCAGCACAGAGTTTTGCCTATTACAAGCGGCACAAGGAAAAGCCTTGTTGCATGGTTTGAAGGCCCAAGGTGGCAATAGTCTACCAAATCTCCCTTCACGGCGATGCTTTTGACGCGAGGGGGAAAGATTGGGCGCAAATAATAGCAGAGAGCGGATGTAAGCCCGATAGAGCGTGGGTTGACCCACTTCTAGGGCGAGGTTTGCTTGAAACTGAATTTGGTTGCTCAGTGAGCCATTTTCGCGTGTGGCAAAAGATTGCTTCTTCTGGCGTTGCGGGGATCGTGCTTGAGGAAGATGCGGTTTTTTCTTCTTTTGATGTCTCTGAGATTGATGGGCTTTTAAAGTCTCATGATAGCGTTTGGCTAGGCCATAGGGAGAACAGCCTTGGCTATTGGTACAATGCTCACGCTTACGCTATAACGTCAAAGACCGCTGCCATGTTATGCGAGGGGTTCGCGGAGAATATTATCCCAGCCGATGAATGGTTGCCCTTAAAGCTAAAAAATTCTTTTAACTATTTTTACGCGCCAGAACTTGTTAAACAAATACCACGGTCAGTAAGGCCAAGCGAAATTGAAGGTGGATCAATGCAAACTCATATTATTACTGTTGGAACGGATGAAAACAAAATGTGGGGTCTTGAGCAATCAGCCAAGCGCCACGGCATAACATATCTAAATCTAGGACGCGGCGTCGAGTGGGGCGGCGGCACGATGGAAGGGCAGGGCGGGGGTCACAAGATCAACCTTGTTCGCAGTCATATTCAAACCTTACCTGATGAGGATACGGTTCTTTTCGTTGATGGGTATGATGTTTTATTTACAGATAACATTCATTCGATCAAAGAGCGTTTTGATGGCTTTGATTGCGATATTTTATTTGCAGCAGAAAAATCTTGCTGGCCTGAGCCGACAATAGCCCCACAGTTCCCCATGACGCCAACGCCATACAAATATCTCAACAGCGGCGTTTATATGGGGAAGGTAGCGCGGCTCAATCACTTCTTTAGCGAGATCGTAGCGAATGACCAAGACGATCAACTATGGATACAGAAACGGTTTCTTGGGGCTAATGGGCTAAACGTAAAGCTTGACCATGAGGGATATATTTTCCAGTGCGATGATGAGGTAAGCTATGACGGTCAGCAAATATCTAACGGGATGTGTTGCCCCTGCATTTATCATGGCAATGGCGGCGATGATGCAAAGGCTAGGTTTAATTCGTTAGCGGATAAGTTTGGATACATTCAAAACGCTATTGAAAGCCCAACAGTTAATTCTTTTAGTTATGATGAGGTCGCAAAAGATATTCTTGTCGTTCCTTTTTTGTCAGAGGCGCAATGCAGAGATATAATTGAGAAATCTGAGGCAGTAGGTGGATGGGGCCAAATGGCGGGTGATAAGTTCCCCGCGCAAGAGATTAGGGCCGACAAGCTTGGGCTGTGGGCAGAGCTTGAGAAAGCGTGGAAAGACCATCTAGGAAAGATTGCAGAAAGTAAATGGACCCCAATGGAACACATAGGTTTGAGGGATGCTTTTGCTATGCGTTATGCGATGGACACTCAAACCAGCCTTGGGTTTCATACCGATGCTTCTTTGGTTACTGGAAGCGTAAAGCTAAACGAAGATTATGAGGGCGCGGAATTGATTTTCCCGCACCAAAACTTTTCAAATATCAATGTTCCCTTGGGGCATTGCATCCTATTTCCAAGCGCAGTCACGCACGGGCACAAGGTCAATCCCTTGAAATCTGGTGTGAAGTATTCTTTGACCATGTGGACAAGTCGCTATCAGGGTGACGTAAACATATAAATTTGATATGGTGCGGAAAATAGAGGTTTGCCATGAACGCTTTAAATCCATTTAGTACGCAGCCATTTTCCGCAGCTACCCATCTTTATGTTTTGGGCGGTCAATCAATTACAACCGCCGCGCCTAGCGTTGCGACAACGGCTATTTCTCAAAATCATGTTCTAGGTGCTGATGGCATTACAACGGGAGTTCCTGTTCTTGGTGCGCCTTTAATAGCTGGAAACCAAATCCTTGAGCCGCAGGATATTACAGCGGGCGCTCCCGATGTTCCAACGGCGAACATGGCAGAGGATGAAACCTTTGACACGGCAAATCTATTTACTGGTGCGCCGATTGTTCCTCATATCACCCTTGTTCAAAAGCATATTCTTAACGCAACCGTTATAACGACTGGCGCAGTTTCCATAGGCCAAACAACCCTTACCCTTATAACCCCCCTTTTAGCTGGTGATGTTACAACAGGTGCGCCTACGGTTGGAAATACAACCATAAATCAAGATCATGTTATTTCGCCTCAAACGATAAGCACGGGGGCCGTATTAGTTCCCTTGACTGCTATTTCGCAAGATCATGTCTTAGCTGGTAATGATTTAGATGCGGGTGCGCCCGACGTAGGAACCGCAGGGATAACTCAGGGTCATATCTTGAGCGGAACGGGATTTAATACGGGTGCGCCTACCGTTGGCTCTACGGCGTTAGATCAAGGTCATGTAATAACCCCAAGCACTATAACTACCGGGGCGGCGACTGTTGCGAATACGGCCATAAATCAAACGCATGTCCTATCTACGGCAGATGTTTCGACGGGAACGCCCGTTGTTGATAATTGCACGATGTCTGAGGAAGAAAGCTTTGACGCGCCCAATCTCAATACTGGTGCGCCTGTTCTTGGAGCCGCCACTATAGCGCAAGATCATCAGTTGCTTGGGGCAGATTTAACATCAGGAAACCCAGTCTTAGGAACGGCATTAATTAATCAAACACATATTCTTGTCGGTGAAGGCTTCAATGCGGGCGATCCTACGCTTGGAACGGCGGCTATATCTCAGAACCATGTCATAACCCCGCAAGGCTTTGCGACAGACCCAGCTGTTGTCGGTTTTACCCTTATTGAACAAGTGCATATCCTTACAACCCCAGACGTCACAACGGGCGCTCCTAGCGTTCCAAATATTGCAGTCGTTCAAAATCATATCTTCACAACGCCAGATATAACAACTGGCGCTCCCGTTATTGATAGCGGTGTTCTAAACCAGACCCATATTCTAGGCGGGCAAGGAATAACCACAGGAGCGCCTAGCGTTCCCCAGATTAATCCAAACTTTATTTACGGGTTTACTACTGCAAATATATCAACGGGCGCTCCTAGCGTACCAAGCACGGCCTTTGGGCAATTGCATATTCTTTTAGCCAATAACATTACAACGGGCGCTCCGATTATCCCTGATCTTTTGTTTGATGCGGGCATAGGTAGATATGCCGATGAAAGGGATAGCGAAAATATTGTAATTGAACCTCTTTCTCAAAATATCGTAATAGAAAGCGGCTCTAAAAATTCAGCCATTGTTTCCCAAGCAAACGAGGTCAACGAAGCCGCTTAACTTATACAATGTTTTCGTGTAGGATGCGGCTAGAAACTAATGGACGCAGCGAATGGCTTTTTACATTAAGCAGAACGATACAGCACCAATCATTCTTGTTACCCTTAAAGATGGCAATGATGCTGTCGTGTCTCTTACTGGCGCAAGCGCAGTTTTTAAGATGCGAGCCGTTGGGCAAACTACGGTTAAAACAAGCGCCGCCGCAATCATCCATAATGCGGATGGTGGTCAGGTTAGATATGAGTGGGTCGCGGCTGATACGGATACAATAGGATCTTATGAGGCTGAGTTTCAGATAACTTTTTCTGATGGAAAGATTGAAACATTCCCAAATTCTGATTTTATCAGGATCACAGTAACGGATGATATATCATGAGTGGATTAGTCGTAGAAACCCAGCCCGCAAGAGAGCCGCTTACTGTTATTGAAACGCGAGATAGCTTGAGGCTCGACGATGATGTAGATGAAACCCTTGTGATGAGCCTTATCATTGCGGCGCGGGAGTGGGCTGAAAATTACACAGGGCGAGCGCTCATAACTCGCACCATGCAGCAATGGATGGATGGGTTCGTTCCTGTTGATATGCCGTTGTGGGAAGGCTGGAAAACTGGCCCCGATATTGTCAATTATCAAAACCACATTGAGTTAGCCTTAGCTCCCGCAATCGCTGTTTCAGATATTAAATATTATAATGATGGAGATGCGGAAGATTTAGAATATGCCGTTACTGTAGCGGGCGGCGTTATTGTAATTGATGGTGCTTCTCAGCCTACCTTAACCCTCAAGCGCGGTTCTACATATAGGTTCAAGCAAGACGATGCGTCAAATTCTAGCCATCCGTTTAAGTTTTCAACAGCGGAGCATGGAACGCACGGCGGCGGGAATGAATATACAACTGGCGTAACGTTCAGCGGAACTGCGGGAAGCGCTGGTTCTTACACAGAGATTACCGTTGATGCGAGCGCTCCCGATGCTCTTTATTATTATTGCGGAAATCACAGCAATATGGGCGGGGCTTTGACCATAACGGATCAAGATGTAGAAACCGTTTGGCCCGCTAAGAATTATTATGTTGACACGATCAGGGAGCCAGCCCGCGTTATTCTTAGAGATGGCGGGTCATACCCGACAGAATTACGGGCTGCTAATGCCTTGAAGATAACTTTTACCGTTGGGTATGGCACAACCACTCAAAGCGTCCCAGAGCCTATTAGGATCGCCATGATGCAGTATTGCGCTTTCATGTATGAGCATCGCGGAGACTTTGAAAGGTTCCCCCCTCCGCAGCCTCCTAAGCTCTTAACCCAGCTTTTGCAGCCATATCAAATAATGCGATTTAGTTCTACACCATACAAGGGAATGGTCAGGGCGGGGATCGGCTAAATGTCCATCGGGAATATGCGAAATAGGCTTGAACTACAAGCCGCGACAAGAACCTCAGATCAGGGCGGTGGATCGTCCATCGCTTGGACAAAGGTGGCTACTGTTTTCGCAAGCATAACACCGCAATCTTCGAATGAGGCGGTATTTGCAGATAAGCTAAGGGATGCCCTTCGAAGCACGGTGCGCGTTCGGTACAGAACAGATTTAACAACCGCCAATCGCTTGGTTCAAACATACCGCCGCAACGGCGTTCAAACCACAAGAACCTTCACGATCAATGGGGTTTTGAATGTGGACAATAGGTTTAAGTTCCTTGATCTTGATTGTGAGGAAGGGGTAGCCTCATGACAGGCATTAAGACAAGGGTAACGAGAGCGCCAAAATATGCTAAGGTCGAGGCCAAATATGCTTCTGTCGTTAAAAACATTATAGCGTCTGGCGTCCAAGATACCATGAACACTGCGAAAACAAGCATACAGCAACACCAAAGTAAGGGTAGAACTTATGGTAAGCACACCGCCTCCGTTGCTGGTAATCCTCCAAACTCTGATACTGGATTTCTCGCAAACAACATTTTTATGGTTTTAGATGCGGATAAATTTGGCGGCGCTGTTGAAAGTCGCGCAGATTACTCTGGCTTCCTTGAGTTTGGAACAAGCAAGATGGGCGCTAGGCCATATCTTCAACCAGCACTTGAGGAAAACAGGCCGAAGATCAGAAGAATGTTTGCACGTTTGCGGTCAAGGGGCGTTTAAATGGCGTTACACTCATGGAACCTACAAAAGGCGATATACGCAAAGCTAAACGATGCAACCATATCTGGTGCCAGCGTTGCAGACGTACCAGTATATGATGATATTCCAGAGGGAACTTCTGCGCCATATATCAATATTGGAGAAGAAACCGCCATCAATGATGGCACGAAAACCGTGGATGCGGTGGAGCATACACTAACCATTCATGTTTGGTCTGAATATCGGGGCAGATATGAAATAAAGCACATTATGGAACAGGTCTACCAAAACCTTCATAATGCTGCTATAACTGTGTCAGGTGCTTCACTGGTAAACATACGGCAAGAGTTCGCCACAACCCTTGAAGAACCTGATGGAATAACGCGGCATGGGGTCATGAGATTTCGCGCCATTGTGTTTGATAACTAAGGAGAAAGAACATGGCGGCACAAAAAGGCTCCGCAATGCTATTAAAGGTTGATATTAGCGGCACGGCAACAACTGTTGCTGGGTTGCGCTCAACCTCAATTTCAATGAACGATGAAGCGGTTGATGTAACAACCAAAGATAGCGCTGGCTTGAGACAGCTTTTGGCGGGCGGCGGCGTCCAGTCATTTAGCGTTTCTGGATCGGGTGTGTTTACAGATGCTGCATCAGAGGCAGCGGTTCGCACTGCTTTTGACGCTCAAAGAACAGCGGGAACATTCGTTGATTTTGATGTGATCATTCCAGACTTCGGAACATTCGCTGGCCCAATGATGATTGCCACGCTTGAATATGCGGGTGAGTATAACGGCGAAATCACATATTCATTAACCCTTGAGAGCGCTGGAACCTTCGCGTTTACGGCGGCTTAAAAATGAGTTGGCTCAGTGTTGAAATAGAGGTTGATGGCTCAACCATTTCTGGCTGGGCCAAATCAAATTCTCAAAACGAATTTGCAGTAGCTTTCTCCTGTGGCCTTGAGGTGGGTGGACATTTCAAGGCTGGGGGGAAATCATATATTGCAGAAACCGTGACCGATGTGTTGGATCGCGGAGAACAACTTCTAATAGGTGGAAAGGAAGTGAAACATGACAAACCCAAATCGCGGGGAAATGCTCATAACGCTGGGCGAAAAAACTTGGAACTCAAGGGTGACAATGGACGGGCTGGCGAGGATTGAGGCATTTTGTGGATACGGAATTATCAAAATTCTAGGAAAGCTCACTGAGGGCGATCTTACCACAACAGAAATTTGCGGCATAATTCATCCGATTGTGAAGGGTGGCGGCAATGATGTCTCCATGAAGGATATTCAAAAGGCGGTCTGGGATGCTGGGCTGGCTGATGCAATGCGGGTTTGTGGTGAGGTATTAGCCTCTGCCCTTAACGCGGGGCAAGACGAGGGAAACGAAGCAACGGCGGGAGCAGCGTAGAGAATTTCCCTTGGGCTGATTTCATGCAAATCGGTCTGGGGAAAATGCAGATGAGGCCAGATGATTTTTGGAACATGAGCCTTGTTGAGTTCTATGCTGCTTTAGAAGGTTTTGCAGAGTTCAATTCTGGGGGAGCGCCGCCGCCCCTTCATAGGAATGAGCTAGAGGACTTAATGGAAAGGTATCCAGATTAATGGCTACAACAGTTGATACCCTTCTAGTCCGCATTGAAGCGGATATGTCTGATTTAAAGCGGTCTTTGGATAAGGTTCAAAGAGACGTTCAGAAATCAAGTGCTAAGGTTTCAAATAGCTTCAAGCAAATTGGAACTGCGATTAAAGCAACTGTGGGTGCGGTTGTTGTTCAGCAACTTGGTCGCGCTGGAATGGCAGCTATTAATCTCGCCTCTGATGTTGAAGAAATGCAGGGTAAGTCAAAAGTTGTCTTTGGGCAATTTAGAGATCAAACTGTCGCTGCGCTTGAGGATTTTGGAAATCAAGTTGGCCGATCTACCCATGAGCTTGAAGGCATGGCCTCAAGCATCCAAGACACTTTTGTTCCAATGGGTTTCGCAAGGGGCGAGGCTGCGAAGCTTTCTGTTGAGCTTACCAAGCTGGCTGTTGACGTTGCGTCATTCAACAACGCCAGCGATACCGAAACGATGGAGGCGTTCCAGAGCGCCTTGGTTGGAAACCATGAGACTGTTCGAAGGTTCGGCGTTGTCATAACTGAGGCAACCTTGAAGCAAGAGCTTTTGCGGATGGGTATCAGTCGCACGGGTGCAGAGGTTACAAACGCAGAAAAGGTGCAAGCGCGTTTAAATCTCATTACGGCGGGAACTTCTGATGCGCAGGGGGATGCTCTTAGAACAGCGGACAGCTATGCTAATAGCGTAAGGGCGCTTAAATCTGAATTTGCAGAGTTGGTTGTGGAATTAACAACTTTGGTTATGCCAGCCGTTTCAAAAATTGTTACGGCAATGATGGGGGCGACAAAGGCAACTAAAGAGTTTCTTCAAAACATAGGTGTTCTTTCGAGGTTTGATGATGATGAAGCTGGACTTCTCGCTCAAATTGCTGCGGAAGAAAAAAGATTGCAAACCTTGCAAAAGCTTAAAGCGGAGCAGGGCAGCATAAATAAACTTTTTGTTTATTATGGAGACAGGATTGACGGAACCGCTAGGCTCTTAGCTACGTTGCGTTCAAATTTAAGAGAAATCAGAGAAGAAAATGCGGCGCTTGCGCGAGAGGGTGGGATTGCTCAGACCGCTACCGTAACCGTTGAAACAGATGAAGGCAAAGGTCCACCTAAACCTGACACCCTAGATAAAGGCATCTCGGCGCTGTTGAAAAAAAATCAGGTTATCCTTGACCAAAGGCAGGGGCTTTCTGATTTAACTGCCGTTTCTAGGGTAATGAGCCAAGCGGAAATAGATTTAAATAGGGCTATGGCAGATGGTAGCGAAAAAAGGGAGCTACTACACAGAACCAATATAAACCTGATAAAATTAAAGCAACAGTTCCCAGCGCTCAATCAAGCGGAACTTCAAACGCTTGCAGAAGTTTCAGCTCAAAGAGAAATAGACGCAAGAAAGCTTGAGCAGACAAACAAGGCAGAAGAAGAATATGCCGCAAAAAAACAGGCAAGAATAGATGCGGGCCTTGCTTTTGTTCAGCAACAGGTTGACGCAGATTATAACCTCACACAAAGCCAAGAGGCTCTCAATGAGGCTAGGGCGGCGGGTGCAATAAGCGCAGATGAATTAGCCGCAGCAAATGCCCTACTTGGCCTTGAGACATTGAGGCTTAACCCTATGTTTGAAAGCTTTGAAAGCGGGGCTATTGGTCTTGCGGATGGCGTGTCAAATGCTTTCGCAGACATGGCAATGGGCGCGAAGGTTTCACTGCAAGATTTTGAAAATATGTTTAAAGATTTTGTTAAACAAATGCTAATTCAAGCAATCAAACTTTTAGTGGTAAATGCAATCTTGAGGGCGCTTGGCGTTCCACTACGGTATGACGGTAAGGGATTTAAGGCGGGGGCTGGTGATGCCTTTGGGGGCGCTGTTCCGCAAGCCTCTGCGGGTGGTGGTGCGATGTCTAGGGGCAGACCCTACCTTGTCGGAGAGCGCGGCCCAGAGCTTATTATTCCAGCCTCATCAGGAACTATTAAAAACGCTCACGATACCAGAAACTCCATGAAGGGCGGCGCTACGGTGGTCAATCAAACGATCAATGTTGAAACTGGGGTATCCCAAACGGTTCGTGCCGAAATGCTTTCGTTGCTGCCAGTCATAAAACAGGATACACTGGCGGCGGTCGCGGATGGAAAACGGCGCGGCGGCTCATTTGGACAGGCTCTTTCGTAATGTCACTTATCACAATGCCCAGCACCCCAGCGTTCTCAGCGTCTACTTGGTCGATCAAGCGGGCCGTGGCGCAAAGCAGAAGCCCATTTAGCGGCCATGAGCAGGTCTATGAGTATTCAATGGCATGTTGGCAAGCAACGGTCACATTGCCTCCTATGAAGCGCGCTCAGGCGGGCGCATGGCAAGCTTTCTTCTTAAAGCTGCGCGGTCGGGCCAATACGTTTTTGATGGGTGATCCTGATGGGCAAGAGCCAATGGGAGTTGCTGGAACGTTAAATACATCTACAAATTCATATCCGATTGGAAGCACAGCCGTAAAATTTACAACAAGTCGCCCAAGGCTGGCTGGGGAATATTTCCAGTTTGGTTCTGGCGCAACTTCTCAATTACACATGTTTGTAGATACTTTGCCGCAAGGAAGCTATGTAGTTAATATTGAGCCAGCTTTAAAAGTAGCTATTCCTGCTGTAACGGCAATGGTGGTAGAGAATACAAAGTGCGTTATGAGAATGGATAGTAACGAGTTAGGTTGGGATGCGGATCATGTTAGCAAGTACGGCTTTTCCTTTAGCTGTACGGAGGCACTATGAAATTGAGTGACGCAATTCTTTCCCCAGCCGTTGCAATTACTATTGCAGTCATTGGCGCTTTCGGCGCGATTTTAAGGTTTGTTTTTACCAACCAAAAAAAGATCGCTGTTCTTGAGGCTCGTTATGATGACATCAAATATCTTCTCAAAGAGATGCGCGACGAGCAAAAAGAGCTTAGACGCGACGTTCAGAATTTAGCCCGCAAATAAAATGTGATATGGTGGGGGCATGATTTGCGCCCTAACTTCAATCGCTTTTGGAATGTATCCCTTTGGGGTGATGTTCAAGGCGTGTCGTTATGGATGCCCGCCGCCCTCGTTTTATTACCATTACCCAAAGGTCATAAGAATAATCCCAGAGGCAGATTGCCCTCGGTATGTAATTGTGGGGCGTGATACATGATTGATCCATTTACAGCGCTCGCGGCGGTCAAGTCTGCGGTATCGGCGGGCAAGGAACTGGTCAACGTAACCAAACAAATCGGAGAGTTCTTTGATGGCGTAGATGATTTACGCGCCGCGCATGAAAAAAAGAAAAACAGTCTTTTTTCGGGTTCAGATGAAAACGCTATGGAAACCTTTGTCAATTTGCAGAGGGCCAAGGACGCCGAGGAGGAGCTAAGACAGATCGTAATTGCAACCAGAGGTTTTAGCGCATGGGGCGAATTGCAAGCTATAAGGGTGCAAGCAAGGAAGGATCGTAAGGCAAAAGCGGAAGCGGAGAGAAAACGAAAGGCAAAGATGGTTGAACGCATTGTGATTTATGGCGGCGCTGTAATCATCGTGACAATCATGCTCGGGATTACTGTCGTGATTATCTTAGCGAAGCAGGGGCGCATCTGACTACGAACAGGCCCAACAGGTACAACTGGACCATAAAAAAAGACCAAAGGGTCCAAAGGGTCCAAAGGGGCCGATAAATAGGCCCAACAGGGCCAACAGGTCCAAAGGGTCCAAAAGGGCCAACAGGTCCAAAGGGTCCAACAAAAGGGCCAACAGGTACAACTGGCCCTTTAAAGGGTCCAAAGAGGGCAAAGGGGTCCAAGGGGGCTAAAAATGGCAGATGGTTTAAGTGGGATAGGGTCAGCGCCGTTTAATATTGGATCGCATATCCATGAGCAAACAAGGGCGCGTCAGGCTATCGAAACACATTTCGCAGAGCAGAGGGTGGAAAAAGAACATAGGTCCAACCACAGCCATTTAGAGGCTCTGGCAAAGCAAACATTGGACTTGCAGCAAAGTTATGATAGATTTGGGCGCAAGACTACAGCGGATAGACCGCAGGGAACTAAGCTAAACATAGAGGTTTGACATGGCAAACACGTTTGAAAAGATCCTTCAATATCGCCTGATGCCCCGCATTATGATGTTGGTTATGACGATTATGTATATCAAGGTTATAAATTGGGGAATGAGCCTCGACGATTTAAGCACCCAACAATCCGCAATGATTTCAGTTGTCAGCGGGGCCATGACGGGAACGATAGCAGTGTGGTTAAATTCGGAAAAATGATACAAGCATTCATAGGCCCAATAGCAAACCTCGCGGGTAGCTGGTTGCAGGGCAAAGCGGATAAGACCGCAGCGGAAGCAAAGTTGAAGCTTACTGAGGCAGAAACCAAATCCAAGATACTTCTCAGCGAAAAGACAAGCGTTGCTGATTGGGAACGGATCATGGCTCAGGGAACTCAAAACTCATGGAAAGACGAATATCTCGTTTTGCTTTTTTCCTTGCCCCTGATTTTATGTTTTACTGGAGAGTGGGGGCGCAGCGCTGTCGCGGATGGTTTCGCTGCATTGGAGACTATGCCAGAGTGGTATCAGTATACGTTAGGCGTGATCGTAGCTAGTAGCTTCGCCGTGCGCTCCGCAACGAAGTTTTTTAGGAAATAAAAATGGCAGATGTAAAGGTTCCCTTGGCGCTTGTCGCTGCAATGGTCGCTCAAGTTATCGCTGGAACTTGGTATTTCGCAGAGCAATCCCACAAGATTGACGTTCTGGTTGAGCAATTAGCCATTCTGGATGAGGTCGTTCTTACGCTCGAGGCCGACAATCAGGCGCTCATAACCTTCGCAACCTACACAGAAAACAAATGGGCAGAGGCTTACAGCGAAGATTTGACCTATGTTAGAACATTTGGAACGAAGCCCGCACAGGAGGATTGACATGACCCTAGCCATGCAAAAGCTGCAAGAGCGCATAGGAGCGTCCACAGATGGGTCTTTTGGCCCCAATACAGCAAGAGCCATCACAAAGCACTTTGGGCTATCAGCGGAGCGCTCAGCGCATCTACTGGGCCAAGCCTCGCATGAGAGCGGTGGATTTACTCGCGTTTGCGAAAGCCTTTATTATAGCTCACCCGATAGGATCAAAAAGGTTTGGCCCACTCGTTTTAAGACCGTTTCTGATGCCGAGCCTTATGCAAGAAACCCAAAAGCACTAGCAGATAAGGTTTACAGCAACAGAATGGGAAATGGTGAGAACGAAGGGAGTGTTTTCATCGGGCGGGGATTTTTGCAGCTTACGGGCAAAGATAACTATCGTTCATTCGCTTCTGACATGAGGCTCCCAGAGGTCATGACAGATCCCTCTTTGATTGAAACTGATTATGCGTTTGAAACCGCTTATTGGTTCTTTGAGAAAAATGGGCTTTTTAAAATCGCAGATGAGGGCGTCGATACTGACACAATCGAAAAGATTACCAAGCGCGTAAACGGTGGGTATCATGGCCTTCAAGATCGCATGGACCAAACAAATAAAATTTATGGCTGGCTGACTTAGTGCGATTTTTCGTTGAGATTGGGTCTTGTGATTTTGACACATGTCTCCAGTTAGCCCAGAATGGTTGGCGTGGCATGGTCTGTGAGGCAAATCCAGAAATCTTTCCAACGGTTCAAAAGATTTTTGAAGGGTATGAGGTTCAGTGTTTAAATTGTGCTGTAACAGACCATGATGGTGAGGTTGAGCTTGCTTTAGCGGCGGGTTGGGGCTGGGCTAAAGGTATATCACACATCACAAGCCCAAATCATTTAGGCACTAGGCTCAGTGATGATCCTCGAAATGCAAACAATTTTAAGCCCCCAGTTCCGGTTCAAGGTTACACGCTTGATACCGTAATGCTGAAATCTCAACTTCCAGTTATTGATTTTTTAAAAATTGATACTGAGGGCCATGAATTAAATATCTTGAAAAGCTTTAGCTTTGATATGAGGCCAAAATTTATTAAGGTCGAGCATAAGCTGACAGACGATATCGAAATAACAAAAATACTAATGGAGCAAAACTATTTAACTTGGACTGAGGAAAACGATATTTACGCGGTGGGTTGATTGTGAAATAAACTAATTCGGGGCTGGCGCATAGGTAAACCTGTGACAGAGTGTGATGTTCTTGCTGGCCCCACGAAAAAACCTCCCAGATTTCTCTGAGAGGCTTCCCCATATCTAGCAGCCCTGAGATGACCAAATCCCTCGGTTGAAACCACCATGAACTATTTTTTTTGTAAGCGCAATAAAAAAACCCCGCCACTTGGAAGGAGTAAGTGACGGGGGAGAGGGGAACCAACCAACCCCTCATCTACGCCGCATGGGAGGACGCGGCGTTCTGTTCAAGTTTCCGCTTTCTGCGATATTGGTTTACGATGTTACGGCTGCATCCTAATTCTGCCACAATTTCGTCGGTAGTCATACCAATTTCTAAACGAGATAAAATTCTTGACCTATAGCTGTCTGGCCTACCCGCACCATTTGTTCTCTTTTGTTTTAAAACCTGTTCTTGTGGTTTTCCCCAGCTCGGATTTTCCCCAAGCAAACCTTTAGACCTAACATATTTCATTTCCGACTTAGCCATTTCCTTCATCTTGGCGCCAAGCAAGCTTTCATCCATAAATATTTTTTCCTTCTTTTTGCAGTGATAAAGTGAAAGATTTAAGCTCGCGGCGGGCGCGGTCTA